ATTTTCTTTAGGTATCATGACATGTCGCTCATCTGCATTTATCGGGTGTCCATATCGAAGGTCGTAGCGAGTCGGTAATTGAACTTCCCGCGCTTCCAGTTCAGCAATACGCTTGCTCCCATCAGAGATAACGCCTTCGTAATACTCACGCTGCTCGTTGAGTTGTGATTTTGCTTCTTCCAGTCCATCCAGCAAATCAGCGATAATATCCGCTTCCCGATGACGGATGTGACGCTTAAACGCAGCAAGAGCCGCATCACAATCCCGTTCAGCATTTGGGCTGTCCGGGATAGCCTGATACCACGCCAGCGTCGACTGATAGTTTTGTGCTGCCTCACGAAGCGCCTCATAGTTAACCTCTCTCATTGAGCCACCTCCTGATAAATCACTGCATGCCCCAGTTTCTCCGCCAGTGCCAGCTCTGCCTTAGCGCCCGCTGACCGCTGCCAGCCATTCAGCATGTAAATCGCATCCACACAACGAATCATTGCCATGCAAATATCCATGTAGTGCGGCTGTGTCAGCCCGTCCGGAAGTACTGCCGGGTTTAAGACGGTATGCCCTTCCCGTTTCAGTTCCTCTTCCGCCTTGTGAAACGCCTCACGGTTGAAATTTTCATATCCCGTCATTGGACCGGCAATATAAACTCTGACCCTCACTCCATCACCTCCTGAAAGTTTCCCCGATAGAACGCCAGCACACGCTGCATAACTTCGCTCTGGCGGCACTCACGACAAATTATGTTCTGCCGTCTGTTGTAACGACGTATTTCTCCGTCAGGTAACTTTCGAATCAGTGTCGGGTCAGCAGCCTTCTCCGGTGTCTTACGCCATACGCGATACGCCTGCTCTGATGGAAATACCCCGCAACCAGAGAGCCAGACATCACCACTGGCCGCAAGCGCACCAGATAAACGACGAATAGCGGTCTTACTGACACCCGTTTTATCTGCCAGTTGTCGAAAAGTTTCTCGTCCGCTCAGGCGCACGAATTCCACAATGCGCGCCTTCACTTCTTCCCGCTCTTCTGGTGTAAATACTTTTGCCATAAGCGCCTCCGGCAATCACTTTTCCGATACAACACGGCGGGAAGAATCAGTAATCTGTCGAACAATATCCCGGTGCTTGTTCACCTCCCGCAGCGCGGCGCAGACTCGCTCCCACTTCTGAACATCACTTTTCGCCCTTCGCAGCGCCAGGTTTGCCCTGCGAAGGGACGGAAAAATCAGCTCATCTGCTTGCGTTTCGGTAAACGATGGCAACGGCTGCACAATGTCCGCCACAGTTTCTGTTTTAATTTCTTCCTGTGTTGCGGCTTCCCGGACTGGTAACGCAGCACCTGCTGGCTGAGGAAAGGCCTTACCATCACTTTCCGTTACCAGCGCGGCTTTCGGCTCTGCTGGTAAATTATCGCCCGGCATGCAGTAACGAAATTTACCGTTCTGATTAACGCGTGCCAGCCGCCCCGTTGCGGTTACCACCGCCAGCGTGGAAGCAACCTTGCGAGTACTGACACCGAACTTACCCGCCAGTTCCTCACACGTTTTAGCCCCATCCTGACCGATAAACTCAATCATCATGTCTGCGGTAACTTTTTGTTCGACCTCCCCGGTCAGCATATCCTGTGCTTCAGATTTTACTGGCCGCTCTTCGGTTACCCGGGATTCACCTTCGCCAGCCAGAAACCAGGTGTGACCAGTTTTATCAACGACGCCATTTCTTTTGAGTTCCCACAGCTCGTTGAGAACCTCTTCACGACTGATATCAAGTCGCGCGGCCAGTTCTACCGATGTGGCTTTTCCCATTGCTTTCAGTGCGTCAAATACGGTTTCCATTAAAATTTCCTCCGACAAAATCGTTTCTCAGATTCAAATAAAACCAGCTGCCTTCCGGCGTTCGTATTCCTGTTTCAGCCGTTCAATTGGCGTTGGCCCTTGCGGGTGTTTCGCCCCTTCCAGTTGTCGTCGCACTGGCGGAACACTCATCCCGTTACCAACATGCTTTGCCCATTTCGTCAGTTGCCGTTCCGCAAGTCGTTTTAACTCACCCTGCGTCATCTGGCGCTCAATCCCTCTGGTACGCATTTCGAGGCAGATGTGGTACAGCACAGGCTGAGGCCACGGATATTTGTCGCTTCCGTCATATCGCCAGGACTCATCACGCCAGCGGCGGTACTCCTCCATCACAGCATCCACCGTCAGGCCAAATGGATTGGCCCCGCTTTCTGAAATCAGCGCCACAAACTCAGCCAGGTCCGGAGGCCATGTTTCACCCGCCCGGCAGCGGTCCATGCACTGGCGGCAGACCTGTCGGATTTGCTGCTCAGTCATCGCGCCAATCTGTGCAATCCAGAGCTTCGAAGGTGCGGCCCCGTTCTTCTGGGTCCAGCGGTTCGAATAAACCTCCCCCATGAGTTCCCACAGCTTCCAGACCGTTTCCGTCGCTGATAAATCCGTTTTCACGTTCCCACTGCTCACGTGCTGCCCGAATTTCCTGAACTGCCCGTGATGCGGTGCCACCTGGTGCTGCTGCATGGTTTACCCCCTTGCTGACTGGCTTAACCTGCGCCCTGACGTGATTTACGTGACGGGCGAATTTCTGCTCCCACTGAACCTGCGTGAAAACTTTCCCCTCCGCTGCCCAGTAGTCCCGGAAAGCGGCAAGTTCAGCAGGTGTAAATTCCGGCTCCGGCAAAGCCATCCCCCACAACGCAGCCCGTCGTCGAAAATCCGGCGACGGATGCCAGTCATCGACCATCGGAAATTTCCCGATGGGTTCGCTCAGTCCATCCAGGGATGCAGGTTCTGCTGCCTGCAACGGCGTACCACTCGACTCACTGGTCGGAGCACTCTCGCGCACGTGCGCGTTATGTGTGGGGTTTAATTCTTTATCTGTATCTTTATCTGTCGTGACTCGTCGTGACATGTCGTGACATATGCGTGACTCGTCGTGACACCCCTCATTCTGTTTTCGTAATTTTTCCCTCTCGCGCTGCGCTCTCTTGCGCTCTGCCGGGGATTTCGCGGTTTGTGAAACGTTGCCATTGTCCTCTTTCAGTACCTGGCGTTTTTCCCATCCGGTGATTAAATCTCCATCAAGTACCCGCCCCTGCATTGCCTGTAAAATTGAATCAATTACTTCTTCCGTCACATCAAGCGCACTTGCTAAATCTTCCGTCGTGACATCAATGTGACCACGTAGTGACACGCCGTGACATGTCGTGACATTTCGTGACGCGCTCACCAGAAGGTGGATATACACTGCCATCACTGTTGCAATTGGCTGCCCTGACACCCTGGCAATTGTTCGCCACTTAGGGTCATTTGGCATGTCATGCCATAATCTGAGCCAGGCGTTAGCCATACTCACCTCTTCTGATACCGAATCTTTTTACTCACAAATTGCCGGAAGTGATCCGGTATGAATATTGCGAGTCAATGCACAGCCACAATATTTCCTGCAGGGCCACCACGATTCATCTGGTTGAAACCAGCGATCGCCACTGCGACAAAATCATCAGCGTCTCTCACCAGTCGTTCCCGCGTCTCCACCAGCTCCCGAAAATAAGCTGAACTGTGGCTGCGCATTCGGGCCACCAGCAGAGGCGGCATTGCTTTTTCGATCGCTGGTAACAACGCCTGAATTTTTTTAACCGCATCAGGAGTGTCTTTCTCCACCCAGCGGAAAATTTTCTGGGTATTGCGAGCCAGGGCTTCCGGATGGCTGTCGTCATATAATTCCGGGAACGTCATACCAAGCTCAAAATAAGCCCGGGTTATTTCAGCTGCCGGAACTTTTTCACCGTCCGGATGCGCCCAGGCATTCATCGCCATGCGGATGTGCTCATGCCTGATTTTCATGAATCAACTCCGATGCATTTGGTGTGTTAGCCTTGAATCCAACAGGTAAGCCGTCGGTTGGATTCGGGTAAATATCAGGCCGGAGTTCATGAGGTGTAACCTCGAAATTCGTTACTTCAGCAACACGTAATGCTTTTTCAGGGCTGAATCTTTCATAGCCCCCCAGCACTCGACTTACATGCACCTGAGATAAACCCGTTAGCTTCCCAAACTGTAGCTGGGTGATATGTTTCTCTTTTAAATAGTCTCTTAAGTTCATAGCCAACCTTCTACGTTATGCCTCGAGCAAATATTAGCCCCGCTAATTTTAAAGATCAATAGCCAGACTATCTTTGATAATATTGGTAAAACAAATAAACTCTATGTATGAAAAAAACACGCGAAGTGATTGCAACTCCAGAAGCGAGCAAGAATTTAAAAGCCGCATGGAATGCAAGAAAAAAAGAGCTGAAGCTGACTCAAGAGCTGGCGGCTGAGTTGTTGGGATTCGAATCTCAAGGCACCGTTAGCCAGTATCTGAACGGCAAGATACCGGTAAATACCGACGCTGCGCTAAAATTTGCGGCTCTGTTAAAGGTAAAACCAGAGGACATTCGAGAAGACCTTAAAGACTTAATGAATTATGTAAGATCATCAGATACTTATGATGATAACTTTTCAGGCAAAGGATGGAGGCTGGTCAATGAAGAACAGGCAGAGTTACTTAACCTCTTCGAGATTCTACCTGCGTCAGAAAAAGCCAAACTCCTTAACCAGCTACGTGGACTAAACAAGCTCTACGAGGAAGCCTTCGAGAACATGCTGGCACTAAAGAAACGTAACCAGTAGCCACCGCTCACTACCCCATCCACAACAAAAAAACCGACGTCTTAGTCGGTTTTTTTGTGCCATAACTTCTGCAAATCAGCTGTATAACTAATATTTTTCCCTTGAAAAAACATTTACATAGTTACCAAATCAAAAATATCATACGCCATACTGTTGACTTAAAATATCCGCGTTACTAATATTTCTATCAAGAACAGCACGGCGCTGTAGGTTTTAGTTCCGCCACCCGGCGTTAAGGGGAAATGAGGTCAGCATGGATACTATCGAGCTTGGCAACAACGAATCTCTGGTGTACGGCGTGTTTCCCAACCAGGACGGCACATTCACCGCGATGACGTATACCAAAAGCAAAACGTTTAAAACCGAAAATGGTGCCCGTCGCTGGCTGGAAAGAAACTCAGGTGAGTGATATGGATTTCGACACAATCATGGAAAAGGCTTACGAAGAATACTTCGATGGTCTTGCCGAAGGCGAAGAAGCTCTCAGCTTCAGTGAATTTAAACAGGCGCTTTCCAGTTCGGGAAAATCTAACGGCTGATAAGCGAAACAGCACCGCGAGGAATCAGTATGCAGAAACGAGAACCCGTCATCATCGCGCCAGACTATACCGATGATGAACTTTATGAGTGGATGCGCCAGAAAATTAATGCAGTGCAGGATCTGAAATGGGCCAATGAAGCCAGGACTAAGCAGGCTGAAAATCTGTCCGCTCTGGAGCAGGATATCACCAGGCTGGAAAAAAGCAGCGGCATTAAGCATTGCCAGAATGGTTACATACCCACGTTAATAGCTAACCAACGAGGCTAATAATGGAATTTAAAGATTTACCAATGCCATTCCAGGAAATGGCAGCGAATATAGTTCGTTCCCAACTGGCGACTCTTGACCTGAGTACCGTAGAAAAAGAAACCATCGATACTATATCCGGTAACGTGCGTCGTGCCTTTATCGGTCTGTACGAAGAGAAGCAGCTCTCTGATAACCAGGATTTACATGAAAAATACTTCCTGGATCTAATGGACATCATTGATAAGGGGTTTGGCTTGTTAATGAAAACGAAAGGGATTCGAATAGAACCCCTTGAAAATTACTTTGCAACAAAAAGCATTAATTCTTTTGATTCAAAATAAGAGAATTAATTACAGACTTAACATGCTCTTTCTCATGATTGAAGCTCTCATGATTGAAAGTGCCGGGTTGAAGCGAGTCGATATAATCAACAAGACTCTGTCGTACGACTTCATTTTTATCCATAACAGATGCAAGAAATGAAATTGCTAAAAGAGTTATATCACTACGCGCCGCAGCATGCTGCAATGCTTTATCAAAATTATTAATCTGGCGTATCAGGGAGTTAATGATTTCATCATTTTCAGTCGACATTTCACCCTCCTGAGGGTTGGTGATTAAGGAGTTCTCCACGGGTGAGGTGGAGTGCGTGCGCCGGACACGGGTGAGCATCCGGCACTGACAGTTTACTGAAAGGATATTTCCCTGAAAAGTCAGACCATAACGCGAAAGCGCTCGGCGAGGTAGCTGGTTCATAGATAGCCTGTCGTTAAATTTTCGTCGACCGTGCGCTTCCGGTTGTGGCAATCCGCGAAATGGCGCGGCGGTAAGTATGGCGGGGTTATTCCTTCCCCCGTTGAGGACACCGGGTTGTCAGGTTGACCATACGCTTAAGTGACAACCCCGCTGCAACGCCCTCTGTTATCAATTTTCTGGTGACGTTTGGCGGTATCAGTTTTACTCCGTGACTGCTCTGCCGCCCTTTTTAAAGTGAATTTTGTGATGTGGTGAATGCGGCTGAGCGCACGCGGAACAGTTAAAACCAAAAACAGTGTTATGGGTGGATTCTCTGTATCCGGCGTTAATTGTTAACTGGTTAACGTCACCTGGAGGCACCAGGCACTGCATCACAAAGTTCACTCCGCTGAAAAGGTGAGAGAAAATGTTGAATGTAGCTATTGAAAACCAGAACGGGTGGAATTATAGTGCACCTGCACCTCATAAAACGGGTGCCGGGCGTGGAAACCCGAAATCATTCACGGCGCATAACCGCGCTCAGGCGGTTTTTTTATGCGTTAAGCACAGCCACATTCGCATTATGGTGGGGCGTGCAGGGCAGCCGCAAGGCTGGCCGGGTTCCGTGATGACCGGTATTTCCACCCCTGTACGTCTCACCACCCTTATGGTCGTGGAAAACCTCGGTGGTGAGTTAATCAAATTCATCGCGGAGGCTGCCATCATGGCTACTATCCTTACCCTTTCTCACCCTGACGTAACCATCGAAAATGGTCGCGCTGTCACTACGTCTGTTGCGATCGCCGAGTTCTTTGGCAAACGCCACGAACGAGTGTTGGATAAAATTCGCAATCTGGACTGTTCAGCAAAATTCACTGAGCACAATTTTGTGTCGAGCGAATACACCGACTCAACCGGGCGCAAACTCCCAATGTACCAAATCACCAAAAACGGCTTCGTTTTCCTGGTGATGGGCTTCACTGGCAAAAAAGCCGCTGCATTTAAAGAGGCATACATTGCTGAGTTCGACCGCATGGAAGCTGAACTGCGCCAGAATAACGCCCCGTCTCCCGACAAAATGATTCACGGGGACGGACGCACCCTGGTTATCCGTCTCGACGAACACGGCAATATCAAATTCACTGAAACCGTTCCTGACGGCGCAATGGTCTGCACCCTGGATACCTTCCGGTTTTATCTGGAGAAACAAGGATGGACTCTTGTAAACCGGAGCGCAATTAAAAATATGACTGTGGAGCAATTGCTAAAAATTCATAGTTGAGGACGCGATAATGGAAACGTCACTACCAAACGTTAATACGTCTGACGGGTGCTTTAATATTGGTGTTCTGCTCAGTAACAGGGATTTCACCGAGGATGCAATCAAAATGAGAAAATATGAACCCTACCTGCTGAATGACAATTCCATACTCTCCAGAATTGCCCTTCTTAAACTCGGTATTTTCGGAGAGTGGCGATGAACACATTATTCGTACT